CCGCCAGTGAAGTCGCCTGCGGAGAACAAAACGCCTGAGGTGCCGCTCGACACGTTGGCCAAGAAAGCCCCAGCAATGGTGGCCGTGGCGTTCATTACAAACGATGCGGGAGAAGCGGAGTTGGAAATGACAGATGGGTTGGCCGTGGTAGCCGTGCCAAACGTCACCGCCTTGCGTGACCCAGCATACGCAGTGTTCTCAGTCCAACCCGCATGAGTAACAAGGGTGTCCCCGGCAGCGAAGGTAGTGCCGGACCCAGGGCCAGTCACCAAGCCCAAATACCAAGCGGCGGTATAGGCAGCGCCTTTGAACGTCTGGGTGTTCATGTATTGAACGCCTTCGTTCATCACCAAGTTGAGGAAGGTATCCGTCCACTTGACGGTGCCGTCCGGCGCAACGCACTCAACTGTATATACACCGCCCGCGCCCACCTGCTCGGTAGCGGCTCTGTGGGTCACCAATCCGGCGGAGACAACATCTTGGGCAATACTGGTTTCGGGCTTGTTCATAAAAACTCCTGTTATGTGATCCGCACGATGGCGCTATTTGCATCGGGGGTGGGGAAGATTACCTGCAAGGTGTCGTCAGTCAGAACTTTATCGGAGCCAAAGTCCAACACCGCAACGGACTTGTTACTCTGGGTCACGTTGTAAATCAGCGCTCCGCGCACGGTAAACGTCGAATTGGGCCATGTCACTGTGGCAAACGAAATGTACGCCGTGGTGGTTCCGCCGGTGTTTGTGCCAAAGGTCGGGGAAGTGCTGATTGTCAACACCTTACCCCCAGCCACGTAGCCCGTACCGACAACTTCGCCAGACGTGGTGTACGCCGTGGTGGTGGGGCCAATGTTAGCTGCTGAGGTATACAGCGCAATGTAAAACGTGTTGGGCGACGTGGGGCCAAAGTTGTGGACTGCTTGGAGCAGTTCAACCTTAAAACTGGTGGTCGCGGTTTGTGAGATTGCCATGGATTAGGACACCTTAACTCTTGGCATGCCATCACGATATGTGTCAGCCTCTTGCTTGCCGTCACCCAAGTTCTTGAGCAGTGCAATGGATTGCAGGTACTGCGTCTGGTACAGATCAACCAAGTCCTTTTCGCCCTTCATGTAGCGAATGGCCTCAATCAGAGTGCCATTGAGCAGCGCCGCATCAAAGTGTTCGCCCACCCAAGTCTCGCCGTTCTCATTGGTAACAGTTAACACCGGCACGGAGAAGCCGGACCCAGTGGCCCCAAGCACACCAGTCAGCGTCTCGCCAACTGCGTAATAACACCCGGGGTTGACGATGGTGACCGCCACCACTGCGCCACCTGTGACCTGGACATTGGCCGTAGCGCCCACGCCCGAGGACGACCCCGTAAGCGGCACATTAAAGTAAAACCGGTTGGCATAGCCAGACCCAGGAACAATCGTGCCCAAGCTACCAATGGCCCGCTGAATAATCGACTCGGGGTAATAGTAATAGTGCATCTCAGCGGTATACGCCGCAGTGGCCGTTGGGCCAACAATGAATGTTAAGTCATTGACTGCGTTAGAGCGAGTTCCAAACAAAGCAAAGTGTTGTGGCACGCCTTTGACTGTCGGGTTAGGGTATGCCTCGCGGATGAAGTCTACGTCCTTGCTTAACAAGTAGAAGTACACCCCGTCTACTACAACTGCCAACGAATAGATGGACAGGAAGTCGCTGGGCACCGCCAGATACTCGCTTGTGGTTGAAAACGTGCCGGTCACATTTTTACGCAGGTTCGCCAACTGAACAGTGTTATAAATATTCTGCTCAGTTACCCGAATCATTGTGTTCAGGTCTATCGTCGGAAATGTGTTCTCCGTGTAGTCCTGAACTGCTGTGACAAGCTCCGCGTACTTCATGCCATTGGGCCTCTTGACATCAAGCCTTTGGTGGCTGCGCCAGTACCGCGCATTTTGATACCGCTGGTTTTGGTTGCGCCGCCATCAGACTTGCTGATGTTGCCCACCGACATATTGACCGTCTCCGCGCGGCTGTGGTTTGGGCCACTGCCGGGGTTCTCAGAGATACGCATGGGCTTGCCGTCCATGGTGTGGGGCTTGGCGTAGACGCTGGCATCGCCAACCTCTTTGCCCATTACCTTTTTGCTGAATTTAGCCATTACTTGCTCCCAGATTTCTGGTTCATAGCGCGAGACAAATTCTTGCCGTATGTTTTGCGGTCCATGCTGGTGGGCCCACCTTTTTTCATGCCCTTGACGTGCATGCGTTTTTCGTGCGCTTTGACTTCGGTGTCGGCGATCGCCTTGACTTGCTTCTTGTCCATGTCTGCTCCTAGATTACGTTTGCTGTGACTGTACCAATTCCCGTTGACAAAGCCAAGTAGTTTGGCGTCAACGCACTATCAAAACCTCGAGACCCGCCAACTGGGTTCCACCCCCACTGAATGACCCTGCTACCGCCGCCGATCGACCCGGTTGACGTAGTGCCTGACTGGTAATACGTATTATCGGGCCTTGGGTTGCGCACCGCCTGGGGATCATCCACGGGGAACATTCCCAACAGCAACTGAGGCTGATCGGGGTCCCAGCACTCGGGGCAAACATTGAGCTTGTATTGCTTGGTCTTGATAACCTCAAACTTGAGCTTCTTGAGCTTGTACCGCTGGCCACACCGGTCGCACTCAGCAATACTGTTTTTGCCAGACGCAAACCGGTTACTCATTATGTACCCCCGCCAATGAACATCTGACGGGGCACAAAGCGAATTGCCGCCTTCTCGCGGTCTTCCCCTGCCGCCAAGTCAAACTGCTCGTCGTAGGCTCTTTTAAGCATCTCCACACGGGACATCAAGTCAGGATTCTTCATGGCAATGTGATACGCCAAGCCCGCCACAACACAGGGCAGGAAGCGAAACACCACATCGGGGGTCTCCACGCCAGCGCCTGCATCCTGGACGCGGCGCAAGCGCCAGTAACGAAACACATAGTAGGGGCTCCCAGCGGGGCCTTGGTCAGGCACTGGCCATACAGTTATCTTGGGGGCGTCGCGCAAGCGTTGCACCCACACCTGGATTGGCCGGGCTTGCTGAAGCTTGTTGGGAATGGTGGCGTAGGTAGAAACACTGATACGCGTAATGGACAGGTCCGCCTGCGTGGACACATTACCCTGACCCGTGCGGATCACATGCTCCATGATGTCAATGGTATCGGCGGGTAGGTCGTATGTAGACGTGCCCTGCACCATGTTGATGTAGCCCTCTTCGATGGTCCACATGTTGATACCACGGTTTTGCCACTCGATGGTCATCAGGTTCATGGATCGCCGAGCGGTCTTCAGATCATAGCCAGAGCGCATTTCGCGGCCCGCACGCTCCCATGCTTCCTCGGCAATCTCCGTGAAGTTCATGTTGAAGCTAGAGGTGCCGGAAGTGGTCATCTAAATCCTGCCGTTTTCTTTGCAATGGTTTTGGGCTGCGCCACAAACTGTTTACCGGCTTCCTTGCCCGCACGCTTGGCCTTGGTGGTTGCTGCGTACTCGGCGGGAGACAAAGACTTGATTGCCGCCTCAGGGAGATATCTCTCGCCTGTTTTTGACGAAGGCTTCCCCGACTTGGTACGCCATTTCTGGTCGCCCCAGTTTTTCAGGGAAGTCTGCGGTGCTTTCAATCTCTGTATCCCCCGCCAGCCGCTTTGTACTTCTTAGCGACAAGTTGTGCCTTACGGGCCGACCATTGGCCTGCGCCCGTGCCGTGAGTTGCCGCAGCTTTTACCTGGGCCACAATTCGTTTGCGCATGTCCGGCTTAGTGTAATTCCCAGCCGCATTCACCTCTCCGCCTTCAGCGTACTCGGTAAAGTCAGTGTCGTCCTTCCGCGCTTTTTTAACGGCACGAGGCATTTTGGAGGGCAGGATAGCCCCCATCCCACGACTGGCTCTCATACTGAGGTCCTTACATCTTGATCTGCTTGCCCTTGGTCTTGCCTTTCATGGCAACACCGTCACGGCTGGGGGCTGCGGTACGAACTGCGCCCATAGACGAAGCTTTGACGCCGCCGCCTTTGGCATAAGCCATGCCGCCGCCCATCATTTTCTTAGCCGCGCCGCCTTCTTTCATCGGCATAGCGCCTTTAGCGCCTGCTTTTTTCTTGGCGATCATTGCCATGAAACCGGGGTTCATTTTGCCTGCCATATTGCCACCTTTTGAAAATTTGCGGCTCTTGTCCGCGTTGGAAAAATCTTGACCCACAGACTGTGGGACTCCCACTTTCTTGGCAAACGACGGGCTGTGCGCCACCGCCTCCATGAACTTGTGCTGCTTTTTGCTCGTGCTCGGCATTACATGTACTTTCCACGAGTCTTCCCGCGCTGAGCAATACCGTCGCCGCGCTTGGACGCTCCAGCCACCTTGCCGCCCTTTTTGAAGGTCTTGGATGGGGTTAACTTGGCTATGGAATCAGATGCCGACGGCAGGCCGGGAGTAGGCGCAGCGTTGGAGTTGGCGTTGGGGGTAAACCCAAAGGACGACCCTTGGTTGCCGTTCACCGCTTGGTTGATCTGCTCCAAAGACTGGCCCATTTGGTCCATAGCGCCTTGCGCCCCGCCGGAATTACCAAGCCCAGTCAGCCCACCAACGTTAAATCTTTTTGTCTTCATCGACGCCTTTCTTGCGGTTGGCAAAATCTTGATATGCCCACCGCTGTACGGTATCAGTTTCCCAGATGCGGATAACCATCCACACGATGGTCAACACGCCGCCAATGAGCGTTACCACAGGCGTCATCCAGCCCATGAAACCACCAAGGCCCATTACTACAGCAGCGCCATCAGCCATTGTTTTTGCATCGTGGTTCATGTCAACACTTCCAAGCCCGCAGGCTTTTGTTAATCCGTGAATCCGGGTCTTTGGCCGTCTTGGGGCTGGTTAGCTTTTTCTTCATCCCCTCCATACGGGCGCAAAAAGAGTCGCGCCTGCTGCCGCCCTCGGGTTGAGGGGGCTTGAGGTTCATACCCTGTTTTTTCGCAGAGGCGCGGCCCTTGGCGTTGAGTCCGCCATTGGGGTTCTTGCCTTCCTTGCGTGTCCATGCGGGTGATTTAGCCATAGTACACGTTAGCAGAAAGTAAGTTGCTCATGTTTAGGTAAATACCGTTTTTAACCAGTATTCCCTCTCCTGGGATCAACGCAAAATTGCCAAACAAGTCAGATGCGCCAGTGTCGTAGCTGGCAATCCACAAAGATGAATATACAGCCGCTGTTCCACCTGCAATAGTCCCAGAGTTAATGTCTGTGACTGTAAACGTGTCTGCGCCTGTGCGTGTGATGGAGTAGTTGCCGTTTGTGCCTGATGACCCGCTTGCTGTTGCAAACGCAAGCCCAACCACATCTCCAGTAACCAAACCGTGGGCTACCTTTGTAACGGTGATAACAGCCGCAGTCCTTGCGTATGTAGCCGATACAGGTGCTGTGGCGGTATCAAAGATGTCCAGCGTTCCAGCCGTGGCTGTGCCAACCATGGAAACAGCTTTGAGCCTATTTCGCCCTAAAACAACAAAACCCGAGTTGTTAAGGTGTCCTGCTTTAACGTCTGTTTGCATTCCCATAATCAATCTCCTAAAAAGCGGGGGCCGAAGCCCCCTGGATCAATTAAGCAGACGCTGGGAACTGCGAACCGTTAGAGTTGGCAACCACATACACGATGGTGTACTGCACCGTACCAGCAGTAACAGCGGCCACAGTGGGAGTCATTGTGGCAATCACTTTAACGTCCGTTGCGCCAATACCAATCCCGTTGGGGGATGCAGTAGAGGCTGCGCCGCACCATGCGCCTAATTTAGCGGCTGCGTTACTGATAGCCGCACGGCCAGCAGTAGTCACATCTGTAGCGGCCCAGTACAAAGCGGCGGTAGTGCCATCCCCAATGCTGACGTTGGCGGCAGTGGAGCCGGTGAACGCAACAGTGGTGTCGATGTTAATTTCAAGGATTTGTGCGCCAGCAGGCAACACACAAATGGTGTCGGTGGTAGCTGAAGCAGCCTGACCGGTGTAATCTTTTTTGAAGGTTTGAGAAACAACGGTTGCGCCGCAGTTTTCAATTGTGCCGACAGTCGTGCCGGTGGTGTTACGGACAGTGCCCAACAACCAAGGGCCAAGGTGAGTAGCGAAACCCATAATCAATTCTCCATGCGTTAAAGCGTATCAATCTTGCATGACAGTCAGCCGGGACTGTTTGATACGCCGGGATTCCCGGAATGAATGCAATATACACCAAAAGAAAAAGGGGCACAAGGCCCCTTTTTCAGTCTCATCAAGCCGAGCCAGGAGATCCGAAGATACCCAGGGGATCAGACACGCCGAACGAATAACGCTCACGGGCCTTGTAGCGGACGTTGCCGGTGTCGAAGTCGCCGTCCATGCTGTTGGACAGCGGGGTACGGACAAAGTGCTTCAAACCGTTAGGCACGTCAGTCAACAAGAACCAAGCATTGGTGTCGGTCAAAAAGTGGTTAACGCAGTAACCACCAGGGATCGAACCGTTGCTCTTAATCGCGTTGATGTCGTTGTCAGTGGTACCAACACGCAACTCGGTCTCGAGCAGGCGGGTAGCCACGAACATCAGGGCGGGAGGGATCACCAGCTTCTTAGGCTTGGCGGCGATCAGCAATCCACGCTCATCAGTCCATGCAGCGATTTGAATCACGGCATTTTCCAAGGAGGTTTCATTCAGATCGGCACCAGTCGTGGGCCGGTTGCTGTTGACGCCACCAGAAACCAAGGGGTGGTCAGTAACGCACAGGGCTTTACCGTCACCGTAGGTAACCGATGTATTGAACGCTTGGTTCAAAGTGAAAGCAGCCTTGACTTGCTTGGTGTAAGCCATACCACGGGCCAAAGCCTTGGTGTAGCGGCTGGAGAGGCTGTCGTACAAGTTATCTTCCACAGCTTCCTCAGTGATGGAGAAGCCCATCGCAATGGTTTCGTGTTGATAACGTGCAGTCCAAGCTTCCTGCGCATTGTCATAAGCAATCGCAGCGCCCTCGTTTTTAACGGGAGCGGCCTGGAAGCCAGACAGCTTGGTTTCCTCTTCAAAGCTACGCTCCGAGGATTCGGTTTCGTAGATTTCCTTGTGCTCTTCGCCGTACTTAGCGTACTCGAGACCAAACAAGGCATTCAAGCCGGGGAGTAGCTCTTTGAGCAGTTGTGAACGTGAAATTGCCATTTTAGATTACTCCTTAAACGCCAGTGGCGAAGTAGTAGGAATGCGTGCCGAAATTGAACTTGACGATCAAATCGGGGTAAGTGTCGGTAGCGGTGTTTTCATCGTAATCGACAATACGCATTGCCAGGGTACTGGTGCTGGCCAAAGAGGCACCATTTGTACCAACCACCAAGTTCACTCCAGAGTTACCGGTAAGGGTGTTACCAGCGCTGAAGTTGCCCAGAGCGGCGTTCTTGCCCACAGCGCCAGCGGCACCGTTGGTCAGAGTACCGAAAGCGGCGGAGCCTTGGACTTGGAACAGAGCGTCCGGGTCGTCAGTGACACGGATAAACACGTCAGTGTAGCCAGCGGTAATAGCGCCAGCGGGGCAGTACTGAGCGTACTGTGGCTGGTTCAAACCGGGGGTTACATAACGCACACCAACGCAGACGCCCACGATACCGGCAGTGGTGCCAGCGGTAGGAGTTGCGGTCAGTGCTTGAGGATTGCCAGCGCTGGTGAGCTGAACAATGTCGCCATTAAAAATGGCGTTTGAGTTGTTGGTGGACAACTTGTATTCGCGGAACGAGCCCGCGAAGACCTGACCGCCGATCAAATTGATCGCACGTAGGCCGAAGGGGGTTGCAGTAGATGCCATTTAAGCCTCCAAAAGTTAGATACCTTTACCGAAAGTAACACTTGAATTCCGCTCTTTGAAAAGCGGCATCTTCGGGTTATTTTCACGCATGAAAGTGTTATCCACTGAGGTCATCTGCGAATTGGCCTGATGTTGGTAATACGCGTCACGATCCTGAGAGAATTCCACTGGGGTTTTGCAAAGCAACAAGCCTCCTACCTCAATGCAATCCGGGAAGCGACTTTGTGGGTTGCTCAGGATTTGCAATTTTGGCTGAGTGCTGGCCTTTACAGGTTCCCAACCTTCGCGGAGTTTTGAAGAGATGTTGAGCGGGTCGGGATTATTGAGCGTAGACAAACGAATCCAACGGAAGGCCCATCCATCCTCAGGCTCAGGATCAGGCAGCAACTGCGGGGGTGCCCACTTGCGCGGACGCATCGTTTGTTCACGGGACTCAAGGTCTCGACTACCACGTTTTGTTTGGGTATTTTCTTCGCTCATTTTATTTCCTCATTTCTTCCGCAACCTTACGGGCATAAAGTTCCAAGGGCACATTAAGCCGTCGGGCGATTTCGACCTGCGATTTGGTAAGTACGACCTTTCGGGGCGCAGTACTCCGCGTTGCCGGTGCGACAACGTTTGACTTCTGGCGCTGAGGTGACGCATCAGCGGGTTTCTCAGACTCAAACTCATCTGAAAACCTGGACCGCATTTCCTCGTCTATACGGCGAAAATAATCGTCGCTGGCCGGGGAAATCCGTTCATTCTCTACCAAGTCCTCGTGTAGGGCAATCGCATAAGCCGTCATTCGCCGGTTAGTGCCAAACCAAGGATTGGAATCCCGCCAAGCGTCTGCGCGAGGGTCTCTACGCGGCTCAGGGGGCTGTTGGGGCGTTTGTACCTCATTTCTTTCATCCTGTAAAGGGGCAGGTTTGAAATTATTTACACGCTCCGCTTTAATCTTGGCCGAGGTCATTTCCTCTTGGGCGTTGGCCAAAGCTTCCGAGTCCCCGGCCTCATATGCCTCTCGGTACTTGCGCTTGGCTTGGTCCATCTCATTGGCCACGACCTTCTTGGCCTGCTCCAGCAGCGCGGTTTGCCCCTGAGACAAAGAGCCCTTGAGCTTCTTGTTCTCCTCAGCAATTATTTGCGCTGCCCGCACGGCTTCCTCGCGCTCACGCAGGGCGGATTCCTTGGCCCGGCGCTCCTCGTGGTAGCCCTTGGTGAAGTGCTGGATGCGTTTTTTGACGCTCTCGTCGTACTTGTCAAGCTCCTCGTCGGTCATCTCCTTGGGAGCGTCGGCCATCGGCTTGCGATTGCGGTCCTCTGCGGGAGTATCGTCAACGATCTCAATTTCTGGGGCTTCGTCCGCCGCTTTCACGTCAGGCTTTTTGGCTTGCGCCTCGTCTGGAAACTCAAATTCAGTTTTTTCCATGGTTATTCCTTAAGCGCGGGTGATACCACGGGGGTCTTGCACAACTGCTTCCACGGAGTCATCGTTGATGATGCGGAACTCTTTGCCGTGGATTTTGATCCGCGTGCCGGTGTTGGGGCGAACCAACACAAAGTCTCCGACCTTACAGGATGGCCCACTGGGGAAGCGTTTTTCGTCTTTGTAGGCGTCTGGGCCGACTTTCACCACGAACAGCACTGGGGACAAAATTTCCTCAAAGTGCATGGTTTGCCCGGCTTTCACCAGCCCGCTGTCGCCATACTCCTCGTCAATGTCCGGGAGGACACACAACAAGTGGAAGGTTACTGGGTCAGGCACTTGCTTTGCCTTTTCTTCTGCCGAGGTATTCAAAATACCTGACAGGTCTACTGCCGCAACGTCAAATTCAGTCATCGTCATTTTCCTTTAGTCTACGCACGAGGTCGCCTATTTCTGACTGTGCGGTCAGGAGACCTCGGATAGTCCCGCACAGTTCTTTGTAGTGATCGTAGGACGACGCCCCGCCATCACTCAAAACTTCGATGAGTCCAACTTTGCGCTCCTCCAGCTTGGAGTGCAGCAGTCCCAGTATCTTGTTGTCCATCAATTCTCCTTATCACCCGGTTTCGGTTGGCTGCGCATCAACTCTGCTTTGATCCGCGCCTGCTCCTGCGCGTGTGTGAGCTTCTGCCCGTGCACCTGCCCGCCGTGGGCCAGTTGTTGTGCGTGCCTCTGTTGCGCCTGCATCATGCCCTGCTGTTGCTTTTGCGCCTCAAGCTGTTGAGCCTGCTGCGCTTGGGCCATCTCCATGGCATGACGTTGGCTCTGCATCTCCATCTCTTGACGGTGACGCTCGGCGATCATCACAGGGTCCTCGACCGTGCTGCCCTGGGCTTGCGCCTTGAGCTCAATCTCAGCTTGCTTGAGCAGCAAGTCACCCTCAACCTTCTTGGCCTTGGTGTCAGCTTCCTGCTTCTTGATCTGCAACTCAGCCTGCTGCATCTGGACGATCGGGTCTTGTGCCATCTGCTGGGCTTGCTGTTGCTGAGCCTGGGACTTGCTCTGGGCCAACACCTGCTGTGCGGCCTGGGCCACCAAGCGGGACAACTGCACCTCCAACTCTTTGGGGATGTCTTCGTTGGGCGCGGGGAGCTCAACGCCGAGTTGCTGCTCAACCTTGCTGCGGTAGGCGAACGCCAAGTGCTCACTGATGTGGGCCATGATCTCCGACTGCATCTTCTGCGCCTGGGGGTTCTGGCCAATCTGCGCCATGATGAGCGGGTCCTGCATCATGGCTGTGTGCACAGCGATGTGCGCATCGTGGTCTTGGTAGATAAACGCCTTGGTGGGCTCCCCATTGAGGAACGCCATGTTCTCTGACACCGGGTCTCGGGGCTTCATGTCCTCGGCCATGGGCACGAGCTTCTCGCCGTTCTTCACGCCCAACACCTCAATCATCTGGCGGTGCAAGTAAGGCAAGTCGTATATCTGCGGTGCACCCTGGGCCATCTGCATGACCGCTTGGTACTGCATGATCCTCTGGGCCATCGTGCTGCTGTTGGGGTCCGACACAGGGATCACGTCCACCATGTCGTAGTCCGACTGCTTGACTTGGCGGTTGCCACTGGCGGGGTCGTACTCGTAATCCGACGGAGCGTAGTCGCGGATGATGTCCTTGAGGAGCTTGAACTCCTCCTTCATGCTGTAGTGCACCCGCGCCTGGACAGCCGACATCACCTTCAACTGCCGCTCCAGCAACGCCAGCGTGGTACCCACCGGGGCATTCGCACTCATGTCGCTGACGTTCATGTCCGCAATAGAGCCCAGACGGCGGCCCTCGTCGGTGATCTTCTCCAACAGCCCGGCCAGCACTTGGCTTGGCTCCTTGTACGGCAGGGCCATGATGTTGTCTTTGATGCTGCCGCTTGGCACGTCCACATCGCGGAACTCGCCCGGGGCGATGGGCGTGTCGTCGCCCTTGACCCGCAACCCTCTGGCCTTCAACCCGCCGGGCAGGTTGCTCAGTGTCCCCGCATCGACCAACTGACGGATGAGCATGGTGCCCGCCCGCGCGTACCCGCCGATCAAATGGATCAGCCCCAAGCCGTAGGAGCCAAACCCTGGTATGTATGTGTACTGTACGAAGTGCTGACGCTTTAGCTGGCGCTCATCGTCCGGCTCCCAATTGCGTCTGATGGCCAGCACGTTCTGGGTGCTGCGGTCAATGGTGATGACGTAAGGAAGTGCAATCCCATCGTCGTCCTCGTACCCCGGCAGATCAAAGTCAACGTGAATCTCATAGATCTGGTAGCGCTCATCGTCAGTAAGGGAATACCCTTGGTCCTCAGCCTTGCGCTTCTCAATGTCGTTGTGAATGGTGACCGGCTCACCCAGGTCCACATCCCGGTAAAACCCGCTGACCTGGAGCTTTTTAACCTCGTTCTTGGTCTTGCGCATGGTGTGCGTAAGCCGCTCTGAGGAGCGGGCGCTCGACGCGGAGTACGGCAGGATGATGTCTTCCGCCGGGATAAAAATTGCCACTTGACGGCGCAGTGACGGGTCGTAGTACACCTTCTTAAACGCGGACCCAGCCAACCCCAAGGAGTACAACAGCCGCTCGTGCTCAGGGCGATACTCCGGCATCTCCTCGGTCAACTGGTAGTTCATGTCCTCACGAACTCGCTCTGCGGCTTCAGTCTTGTACCGGTCGATGGCCCCGACGATTTCTGTCTTCACGGGCCCGGCAGCGGGGAATGTCTCGATGATGGTTTCACTCTGGAAACGCACTGCCGCTTCTGTCAGCACTGTGGAGTACACCCCGCACGCGCCCGTCCAAGGCTCAGTGCGCTCTTCGTACTTCATGCCAAGGACTTCCAGGCCCTTGACGTACATCTCAACCCAATCCTTGCGACTATTGATGTCAGCGTCAACTAACTCCAGTAGTTCGCTTGCCACTTTTTGTAGCTCCCCCTCGTCCATCTCTTCGGCCAAGTTGGCATCAAAGTCTTCGCCTGTAGCGGCGTCCGGCATCAGAGTAATCTCCATGCTGCCGTCGCTCATCGTTACTGACTTGGGATCCTCAATCTCGATCTCCAGGGCATCCTCGCCCGTTCCGTTTGGAACAATGCTGTCAAGGCCCAGTGGGGCTGCGTATAAACCTTTTTCCATGTTTGATCCTTAGTAGTACGCAGGCCGACGGGCCCGGTAGAAGGGTTCATTATCCTCGTGGTCGGTGTGCAACCGCAACAACCCGCCTTTTCTGATTCGCATCAAAGCCAGCGTCATCGCGTCTACCTCGTCGTCGTTTTCGCCCGCCGGGAAAGCCAAGATTTCCTCAACGGTTGACGCTGCCCACGCAGTCTCAGGAAACCATACCTGACCAGAGGCAAACATATCTGCCACAGCATTGAGCCGCGCAATCTTGTCTTGTCCCTTGCCAGGGCTGAAGTCCTGCACAAATATACCCGAGCGCCGCATTTCGTCAATGAGCGGTTGGCCAGACGCTTTGGCCTCCACGATAACGCTATCGGGCTCCCAATCTTTAAACTGCTCGTGGGCCATGACTTTGAGCTCAGGGAACTCGTACTTGCCCTTGACCCGGTTAAGCAAGATCACGTTGTCAACGTCCTCTTCGTTTTTCCACACGCCCCATGTATGACACACAGAGAAGTCAGACCGCTGCTTAGTGGTGAGTGCCGTATCGTAGGACTGCACAATGAAATCAACCGAAGGGGGGTCATCCTTGGTCCACCACTTGATCCACTCCCGCTTGATGATGGCCGCTTCCGACGCCGTGGGGTTCTGCTGGTACTGTGCATACCATTGCCACATGATGTGGTGCATTGACGCCCGGGTCTGCTGCAACGCTTCCACCGTCCACTGCTCTGGCCAAATGGATTTCTCGTTGTCAGTGTTCTCATTGAGGATGGCAGGGAACTCAAACGTCTCATACTTGTCCCCGCCCTCGTTCATGGCAGAGTCTTTTATCAGTCGCCCAATCAAGTCCCGCTGGTGCCAGCGCGTGTGCAGCACGCATATCTTCCCGTCCGGCATTAGACGAGTGCGCAAGCCCGCCGAGAACCACTCATAGGTCGAATCCAGCGATGAGGTGTTGCCTGCCTTGATGTCTTGCTCCGACAACGGGTCGTCGGCAATGATTAAGTGCGCCCCGCGACCGGCCAACGCGCCGCCCACACCGATTGCGAAGTACTCTCCGCCCTTTGTGGTGTTCCATTGGGCCGCTGCTTTGGCATCTGCGGCGATCGCCGTCTCTGGGAATATCGCCTTGTATTCGGGCGTATTGATGAGATTTCGCACTTTTCTGGCCATCACAACAGCCAAATCCGCCGTGTGGGAGGCCACAATTACCTTGTGATCGGGGTGCAAACCAAGGTACCAAGCCGGGTAGTAGATGGAAATCATCTGCGATTTGCCCATCCTGGGGGCCATCGACACCGCAATGCGGTTTTTGATGTTCTTCTCCACGTCCATCAGCAGGTTTCCCAGCCGTTTTAGGTGGACTCCGAACTTGTAGGTGGGGTCCATGGCCGCAATGAACGCCAAAAAGTCCATCCGGCACATGTCAATGCGCTTGCGCCCTTGCAATTCGTCCATCAAAGCCAGCAATTCTGCCGCTTCCGCCGATGGCAAGCTCTTCACGATGCGATTTACTCGCTCCGGGGTCAGCACATCGTCGGTAATCACTCGCCAAGTACCTCAGACACGTCAACTTTGGGTTTGGTGGCCAGATTTGCAGAGTTGGACACCTCAAAAACGTCGCCTTCGATGACTTTTGTGAGCCTCTCGCGCAGCATTTGCTCCAATTCCTCGGTGGGGCGGTGCCGCATGGTGATTTCTGTCTTGTCTGTGAACAACCCGACGTCTGAAATCTTGCCCAGGAGCTCTAGTGACTTGATCCTGATGCGTGGGTCTTGGTTGTCGGACTCCAAGATCAGCTTGTTTGTGACGTAGGTTCGCAGTTGTGCAGCACTTTTGACCACGGTGCGGTCATATTCATTGAGTAATGCAGCCACATGCACGATTACCCCGGGGCTGGACAGGTCTGTGTCCGAAGCTCCCTGCTCCCCAGCAAAAATTGCCCGGCTCACCCGTCGATCTTCTTCTGTCGGCTCCGGCATGTAGTCCAAGTCTTCCAGCGCCGCAACGGCGGAAGCCACCCGGTCCCTCAAGTCTTGGAAGGTGGGTGCATAGTCTGCAAGTGGTACGTCGTAATCGATGACCGGTGTGTACATGGAGGAAATCGCACTCCTGGGGTTAAGCTGCCGTTCAGGATTTGCACCTGATCGCCTTCCCTTGTCGGGCCGTGCTTCGCTAGTGCACCCCCGGCAGCACAGTAAGTATAGTGTAATTTTTCACAGGTGTGTTTTATTTTGCGGACTGGCTTTTTAATTTGTGACGGGGGGTGTTTCTGGGAGACGGGGGGTGGGGTCTGGTCATGTACATTTTGTAAACATGAGGCACTTGTCATGTATATTTTTTGGGATTTTTTAAACATGATGTACTGTATGTTTGTACAGTTGAATGGTTTTTTGTGGTGGGGCCGGATGGAACACTCAGCGTAAGCGGACGGGCGGAGTCCCAAAGCCATAAGTGGGCCCCGGGGTGCGGTGGGGTCAACAGGGCGGGATTTTTTGAAGGTCTAACATTAGACAAACATCTAGACAACCACTTGACAAGCCGGGCGCTTTGCGTTACAGTTCATTTGTCGGTTTGGAAATCACTTCAACCCGGCATTTTATCAACGCAACTCAAGGAAATCAAAATGACAAACGTCATCGTTCTCCCATCTTTCGATTCTCACGCAAAAGCCATCATCGGTGGCTGGAAATCTTTCGACAAAGCCCAAGACAAGTTATCCACTGTGGTTTGCACTGCCATGCAACGCTTTGTGGATACTTGGCTGGTGCAAGTTGGCAAAGATGAAAAGGCAGTCAAAGCCTTGGGCAAAGCCATCCGCGAATCGCAAGTTGTCATTGATGCCTGCGCCACTGGCCAGATGGAAAAGAAAACCTTTACCGAATATGCTCAGAGTGCCATGCGCGCCTTGCATTATGGGGTTGAATTCACCCCATCATTGAAAAATGACGAAACCAAAAAACTGCCATTCTCCAAAAAATCCACCCCTGCCACTGCCAAGGCCGGTAAGGTTTCCAGCACCACGCGTGAAGAATTGGACAAAACAATATCCAAAGCCATCGCGCAAGCCCGCATACTTGGATTGTCTGAATTCAGCGCGTCAATGGTTGACCTTGCGATTGAATCCCTCGATGGGTTCAAAGAAGTGACCGAATAAAGTTTCTCGCCCCTCCAGCCCGCTTCGGCGGGCTTTTTTTCGCCCTCATTTTTCTCCACCTGCGTGCGTATCATGCGCACGCTTTGCGTGATAGTAGTCGGACCGCGCGGGAGAGCGCGGGTGTGGGAGAGTGCGTGTGCGGGAGAGACCTCGCCGCCGGGCCCAGCAAAGCCTCAACTCTGCACAGGGATCTAATATTAGACGCCGTTGGCGTGGCAAACACTATCACCGGGCGGCAAAAAGCATGTAACGCTGTAACGCAAATGTTACGCAAAATACGCAGTTTACGTTACATTACAATTGTAGGCATAAGGTTCTCGAAAAGCATCTAATATTAGATGAAATCCCCCCTAATACTAATAATAAATAAATATAAATATATATATATATAGAGACGTGTAACGCTGTAACGCTGTTTAACTGAGCGTCCGGGAAATATTCCACCAGTGTAGTAGTAGGAGTTGTAGCGTCATTACCATTACTACTACTACTCCGAGGGTGTTTTCCCGTAAATACCCCAAAAACGACGCTACAACGTTACACGTCAAGGTGAACCCAGCACCCATGCGGCTTTCCGCGCCACTTCAAAAAGTTACACGAGCGTTACAAGCCCCCCATTTTCGTTACAAGCGAACTTTTCATGTACACCATTTCTACTGGTAAACCCCAATCACCCTCAGTAGTAGTAGTAGTAGTGGTAATCCCCCGTCTAATGTTAGATGCCCATGCTACAATTACAAGCCTTACTACACCACCCACCCGGAGCCCCCAATGTCCCCAGCATTTGAAGACGAATTCCTGGCCCTGCTTGCCATATCTCCCCGCGTTCAAGCCGCAATCCGCGCCCTCATGCTTGTCCCCGAATCCCCCACAGGCCCCAATGCCACACGCGATGCCGACATTATCTTGCGCGTGAACTCAGGGGAAACCCGACGTGCCCTGGCCAACGAGTACCGCATATCCATCGACCGCATCAACCAGATCATGCGCGGCAACACTGTCACGCAACCCCGAGCCAAGGCCAAAGCCCCGCAAGCCAAACCCCTGACCGACCGCGAAAAAGAAATCCTCAGGGATTGGGGCGCGTATGCCGTGGACGAAGAAACCACCCTGCGGGAACAGAACCCACACCTCGCCGCCAATGTGTACCAAGACATCTACGAAAATGCCGACCTACACGCCACCGCCAAGCGATTCAACATCACGGCGATCATGGCTGAGAAGCTGTATTTTGCAGAGGAAGCAAGGCGAGAAGCAGCGTTCAAGCGGGAGAAATAAGCCCCCGCCATCTAATATTAGATGGCCCCCAGACTATTGACAAAGATCTATATATCTGGTACAATAGACCCATCGACTCGGATATCGCTCTGAGTTACGGGTAGCCCTCCCCTTATGCGCCCCACGTTCTTTAAAAATCCATACAGGCCAGTCTATACGTAGATCTAACCATCTAATATTAGACGCATCAAACCGCCGCTCGGAAGTAATGTATACGAGAAACCAACAGGATGAAGCAAGCTGTACAAGAAGGGACAAACCAACCCCAAAAACAGATGTGAGACCCCTCCCTAGGTGAAAAGGCGTGCTGTAGCCAGTCAGCGCATCATGTGGTGTAAGTAGTAGTGTGCAATCAATGGGGTGTTAACGCATACCCAAGCACCGAACCCGATAGCAGGATGCAAGCAATACGCTATGTACCTAACTGGGCGTGTTCCTCTTGGCTAATTCCAATGAACACTCGGGATGCGGGATGGGGTAAATCACCCCAGTAAATCGCACCGACAAACCCTATCGTACACCGGGGCACAACCTGCCCCTGTTGGAACAGACCAACTGGTAGGCCATGTAATCGTGGCCTATCGGGTGAGTTGTTCACCAAA